AGAGCATACGATTTCGTATCTCAAGAGATAAGAGCAGCAGAAGATCCTGAGTTCGAGACATTCTATACAAAGAACATTCTTTTAAATGAAGGTATGAGAGCTTGGATGTCATCTGTTGACCAACCACATGAGAACTTTGTGTTCCCAGAAGAAGTGTTGCCTCGTGGTAACGCATTATAAATAGAGATGAGACATCTTTCGTGCGTCTCTACATCGGAACTTACAAGACCCCTTCACAGGGGTCTTTTTTTGTGGTATAATAAAATCTAAATAGTTTTTTTATAGAAAAAATGTCTTGTGGAAATCCAGTAAAGCATAAAATCAAAGATGCTTTCATCAAAGTAGTAGAGTGGGATAAGAAAATCGCTAAGAAGTTTCAAGATAAGTTTGGTCTTACAGACTATCAAATGAAATGTATATCGTTCGCTAAAGGATTTATCATCGGTGCTATTCTCCTTTGAGAAAACCTTCGGGGACGGCGTAGACCCTTGGTACGATAAAGCCGAGAGATGGGCTAAGAAGAAATTCAAGAACCCATTTATACAACACCTTGTATTAGGACTCATTGAATGGTTGAAAGGCAAATGGATTGATATTAAAGTTGCCAACACCATGAGAGATATCGATATACAATCAGAAGAAATCAAAAAAATCTGGGAGGCCCAAGATGACAGAACAGAACCGAACATCGTGGAGACAGGAGTATTTGGAGATGAAGGCTGGTCTATCGAAATTTCAAATCCGATTGTTGAAGGAGGGCCCTCATCAACTGGCACAGGCATGGTTTCTGGGAGCGATGCACAACGATTACAAGAGGATGAAGGGAATCACTGAGGATTACCCTAAAGAAAATAAAGGCCAATTACAATCATCACTCAAAGAATTTTTCAAAAACACATGAATTTCACCGTTTACTCAAAATTAGGATGTGGTCATTGCGAAAAAGTTATTTCCGTGTTACAATTAGCACAACTTAACTATGTTGAATATAAACTTGACGAAGACTTCGACAAGCATGAATTCTACTCTCAGTTTGGTGAGGGATCAACCTTCCCTCAAGTTTCAGTTGACGCACATACCATTGGTGGTGCTGCCGATACTGTTAAATACTTACAAGAATACAATTTAGTTTAACTATGATTCATTTGCGTGACGACATTCTTAAGTCACAGATTCGTTATTATGAAGGTTTAATCGCCAAACATAAACAGAATGTCGAAGTTTACCTTACCTACCCTGTAGGAATAGGAGAACACCCAGATATTATGGCAGCAATAGACGGCGAAATAAATGCCGTCGCTCAAGCACATGAGAAGATTGAAGTCATCAATCACTATTTCTTAGGGAGGTAACATGACTAGACACGGAAACTTAGAACCAGAAGAAGATTGGTTTTATAACAAACCTAAACCAGAACATGTCAATGACCTTTGGGATGACATGAACAGACTCAATGCTCTCTATGAGGAGTTGGGATGGCCTTCAGAAGATGTCTTAGATTTCATTCCTGACTACGAAAAGAATCAAATTATTATTAGGAACAGATCACAGTATGGAAGATAAAATTGATCTCATCCTTTATAAAGTAAAGGAGTTACAAAAAGAATTGGCAGAAATAAAAGCAAGCGTGGACGCTCATAGAACAGAACACGGTTTTGCTAAGATGGAAACTGGTGGAGTCAATGCTAACTTTGGTGGTATGAACCAGAGTGGGCCTCCTACCATGCCTATGCCAGGAATGGGTGGTGGTTATCAACAGCCAGGTATGGGTGCTCCTATGCCAGGGTCAGACCCATCTAGACCGCCAGGCATGTAAAATCGCTTTTTGAAATGCAAAATAGCGCAAAAAAAATTCGGGTAAAAATTTGAGCCGTAGGGTCGCATGAAATTATTAGGTCTAAGATTAGACTCCCATGATGCCAATGTAACTTACTATGATGGTGAAACTGTTAGGTATAGATCTTTTGAAAGAGACTACCAGAATAAGCATCATGGTTTTACTAATGGCATATATGAATGGACAAGAATACTAGAAGAGTGGAATATTCAACCTTGGTTTGTAGATGGTGTTTGCATGATCATAGATTGTGCTGGAACTGTATATGAGAGACACAGTGTTGTAAATGAATGGATTGCTATAAATTCCCAAAAAGTATCAGAAGAGATAGAAATACCTTTCCTTAGAGATCTAGGCTTTAGATGCCCCATTTATAGAATAGATCATCACTATGCACACACTTTGAGTTTTTGGCCTATGAAGGTCAAACCTAATCTTCACTTTGTCTTTGATGGATTTGGTGATGATTGGATGTATCGTAGTGTATGGAGAGATGGCAAACTCATAGACTATGGTAAAACTCCAAGTGGCGTTGATCTTATGAAGTGTGGCTCTCCTAGTCTTGGATTCATTATGACTAGGATGAGTGGACAAATCCTACGGTTGGGTGGAAACTACCTAGATCATGCAGGCAAAGTCATGGCACTAAAGGCCTTCGGTAAGAATAATCCAGACGTAAGTAATGATGGTATACACATTGATAATCTGGACAAAATGTGGGATTTTGATTTACTACAAACAAAAGCTCACGACCAACAATACTTGATTGATTATATTCATACAGCACACGAATACACAGAACAAATATATCTAAAACATTTTTTGAAGTTTGTTGAACCAGATGACATTGTAGGATACTCTGGTGGTGTTGCACAGAATACTATTATTAATAAGGTATTGAAAGATGCCATACCCAATCTAGTCATACCTCCACACGCATACGATCAAGGTCTGAGTCTCGGTGCAGTAGAGTTTCTGAGAAGAGAACATAATTTGATGCCTCTTCCAACAGAAGGATTCCCTTTCATGCAAGATGATCAGGCTCCTGTGGACAGACCCTCTAAGAAGACGATTAAAGACACTGCTGAGTTACTTGCACAAGGAAAGATAGTCGGATGGTATCAAGGTCATGGAGAGATAGGCCCTCGTGCGTTAGGTAATAGAAGTATACTAATGAATCCATGTGATCCAACTGGTAAAGATTGGATCAATAATAAAGTAAAACATAGAGAACCATTTAGACCATTCGGTGCCTCAGTATTGGAAGAAAAAGTATCACGATGTTTCTACTGGAATGGGCCTTCGCCATACATGTTATATGTTACTGATGTATTAGAACCAGATAGATTCCCTAGTATTACTCATGCAGATGGCACATGTAGAATCAATACTGTAAATGAATCTCAAGAAGATTACTATAGTCTCTTACAGGAATATGAAAAACTAACTGGTGTGCCTGTTTTACTAAACACTTCATTAAATAACGGAGGCAAACCCATAGCTGGGAGAATAGGAGATGCCTTGGGTTTATATTATGAAACAGACCTAGATACTCTAGTCATAGGTGACAAAATCAAAAACAAATCTTAAGATTTTGTAAAATTGTATCAAAAAGGTAGTAAAAACTACAAATTACTTGACTAAATAGAAATATATGTGTTATAATTAACACAATCGTTCATCTAATATGCACGGATTAGCAATGCTGGTATTGTTACTTTCGGAACATGATGCTTCCCATTGGGAGATGTCGTGTAACGAATGGAATCAAGCAAGGGTTGAGATCCTCAGTGATGAGAATCATACTCAGGATGCAAAAGAATATCTTATTGATTTCTTTTACTCCAAAGTACCAGATCGAACATGTGAAGCCTGGCAGATTGGACGCAAGTAAGCCGACTCGGAACGGATCGTTCATCCCGAAAGGGACGCAAAAGTTCGCTAAAGGAACGGGGCCTTAAAATCCACTTACTTTAGGAGAAACCAAATGGCAAAAGTCACATACAGAGGAGTCCAGTACGACTCAAAAGAGTACAACGCAAAGGTACTCGCAGAAGCAGCTAAGCGCGACAGACATGATCTCATGTACAGAGGCTTAAAAGTTGCTAAGTCTGTATAATCAGACCTATACTTGTCTGATCAACCCCTACATATCGTAGGGGTTTTTTTATTAATGAATCTACTCAAGCATCCGTTGTTTCAGATCAATATGATCTTAGTTTGTTCTCTTATATTCATAGAGTTATTACATGTTAATTACCACAGGACAGCACCACCTTGCCCTATACAACAA